AAGATTTTTCCATTGGTAAGTAAATCATCTTGTAGTGTAGCGGTTATTAAATCTGCGGACATACCGGCATCAGCCATGACGGATGTGGCTTGGGCGAGTCTCTCCGTAAATATGACAGCATCATGTACGGATCTTTCCATCAAGGCTACAATATAGGCTTCCATTTCCGGGGGCATTAGATAATTTTCCTCATAACAGTATCAAAAGAAGTTTTAATGTTGTGACGTACAGCTCGCCGGGCTTCCTCATATCTGGCTCCGCCTTTTTTATAGTTCTTGGGGATGCCAAACCATTTACGAGCCGGTACGGTTTTTCCGGAGATCATGCCCTTGGAAGTAAAGCCTTTATTGTGCAGGGATCCATAATAAACACCCTTTTTACTTTTTCCTGTCATCTCTATTTCAAATAATAAGTTCGTTTTTGTGGCAATATTTATTTTAGTCTCGCGCATTGTTTCTGTTATTTTTAATGGAGGCTGTGGCGACTGATCCCGTATTTTGCGTATATAGGTTGTAGACTTCTTTAGTTTAGCAAACGGTTTGCCGTCTATATCGGTAGAAGTGTCGATAGTCTCTTGTATTTGTATATTCAATTCTCTAATCATTGGTTTAAAAGCATCTATAAACGCGCTATTTAAAGCCTTCGCCAATTTACCGGGGCTGTAGTTCCTTTTAGCTCCGGTTACCATTATCGCGCCTTTCTTTCTTTTGGGACTCTTTCATATATCTTATTAGATCAAGATTTTGCAGAGGTTTTTCTATCTTCATGTCTTTTAGGGAGCTGTTTTGCACTACAAGCTTTGTGCCTCCAGTTACTTGGGCTATGCCGGTATACGGATCGTTGGATATATCATACAGGAAAAATACAGTCTTATAAATGCCTACCCTGATTATCCTGCCGGGCAATCCATCCACATAAACAACATCGTCTGAATTATAATCGTTGCCGAAAAAGACCATCAGCCCGGCGATAATGCTTTCGATGATATTACGGATTAAAAATAAAAGAGCAATGCCGATAAACCAGTAGATTTGCTCTCCTATTAGCCGTTCAACGATAGTCTGGTCGATATTAGCCGCCTTTCATATTGTCATTAGCCAGCTTTTGTCCAAGCGTAAAGGCTTCGCTAAACCGGGGAGCATGACGCTCAAACTCACGCTCTGCCAAACCGAGCGCATAAGACATTGGATCTGCTAATATATCATCTATGGTGATTTCTTGAGGGACTTCAATCTCAATTTCATTAAGCTGTTGGAGTTTGGTTACGTAACTGACTAAATATTGACTGCTTGGGCTGTTCTTTTCCTTTGCCATTAGATTCCTTGTTCTTATCGATTAATTGCTGGGCCTCTTCTTCTGACAGGTCATTATTGTATTTAACCATAAGCCCGGCTTCTGTTGTCATGTTGTGCGTCAGATTAAATTCGTCAAGCTGTATTTGATCTTGGATGGTCATCGGATATTTCGGTTCAATAAAATCAATCCTTAAACTGTCCGGTATATTAATTCCACTGGTTTTTGCTACGGCTCTTTCAATAGCGAAAAACTCTTTTTCGTACACTGACCATAACTCCAGATCGTCTTGGTAATCTTCAAAGCGTTCAAGATCTTTAATCTTTAATGCAATACCGCTTGAAGGTCTATCCGCTCCATTATCGTCAAAGCTGACGTATAGATGATTGTTCTGGGCTGTTAAATCCATCATGTGCCTGATCAAGTTCATCGCTTGGTCAAGATTACCCGATGGTGAGAGAATATCAATGTCCACACCTTCCGGCACTACCATAATCTCGTCGGATCCGGCGCGGTTCAAAGTCTCGTCGGAATACATACCCGTAATGGCATACTGACCAAACATCTGGAAACGCATCCCAAGATTGGCCTCTGTCAATAAAATATTAATCAGCTCATTACAGCTTATGAGGTCATAAGCACCCCCAACTAAAAATTCGTCAAGCTGTTGATCCCTGTGGGTGAATACAAACGGCAATAAGCCGTAACCATGCTCCATTTCGCTTTCTACTTCCCCGGATTCATCGTAAATGACGAAATGTTCGCTGTCCCAATAACAATATTTCAACTTGTTTACTTTACTCACATCATAAACCGGCTGTTGCATGGGATAGGTAATGCCCAGTGGCGTATACGGATCATCTCCGAAGAAACAATCAAAATAATATATGGGTATATAGTTAAAATGGGGTTCAGGATCCATTCTCATGGCAATCCTTGTGGCCAGAGATCCTACAAGCCGTGTCATCTTTTCTATATGTTTCATCTTCAGATTTTTTAAATAGGTTAAATCATTATATTTATCATTGACATTGCGCACCGCGCCCAGTGTGTATATACGGCTCATGCGGTCTATGAAGCGACGCGTAATATTGAAACTGGCGGGCGGTATCTCTCGAAAAGATTCTGCATTAAAGCGCCGCTCTATATATTGAATAGTGTTGTCGCCAGAAAAATAATCAAGATACTTGCGTATCATTTCACGCCTGTTCTGGCTGGACATTACTTTATGCTCTGAAATTGACTGGTGTATTAGCTGTTCTGCGTAATCTTTCATCTTTTAGCAACCTTATATGTGTATTTTCTTATGGGAAACCTGTTTATGATACCATAACGCAGAGCATCTGCTCCGTGTTCGGAATATCCATCTTTTAACGGTACATCTTTTAATGGCTGTCCATCGTTTTGGTCTGGATAGCGGTAACTCTCCATATCTTCAATTAAGCCTGCGCATTTATTGTGAATGTGCAATCGCCTTGTGCCGTCAGCGGCTTGAATAAATGCTCTTACATGGCTGATGCCGGAAGCGATTGAGCGCGACGGCCTGTCTCTTAAACTCCATACGCGTAAACCCGTAGCCTGATAAAAAAGATCGCTTTCTCCTACGCCCACTGATGATTGTACTTGGTATCCTGCCGGATCACCAAAGACCTGATGTATCCTATAATTTTTTCGCATTATTAAGTCGGTTAAATCTGAAATTTTCAGATTGGGAACGTGGAGAATCTCGTCTATAACGTTGATATGCCAATCCTCTTTGTCGCTTTTTTCAGGCTGGTATGTCTGGAAAAATATACAAGCCGCCATACGATAACCAAAATCTATTGAAAGATAAACAGGATATAAAGGCATATATGGATAATAACCAACGTTTCTATCGCGGTCAAAGTCGGCATAAACACGGCCTGACATAGAAGTAAAGCGCGCTCCAAATTCCTGAGAAAAAGCCTCTGATGATATTGTGTTAGCGGCTTCTATTATATCGGGTTCATCCCTCCCCAGCGGGAATGAAACGCTGTTTTCCCATGATGGCGAGTTAAAGCTGTGCCATTCTTTGTGCCTTTTAGCCATATTGTACAATTCCCAGAAATAATCATATCCAGACGGCGTAGAAATGAAAATTGACTTGCCTCTTTTGTCTGAAAGAGTGGGCCGCACATACATCTGCCATATTTTTTTCAAGTTCATTTTACTTGCTTCGTCCATGATCACCAGATCGCAACCTGCGCCAATCAATCCTTCCGGATGTTCAGCCGATTTTCCTTCAATAGTTGATCCCCATTCAAATTCAATATATTGATCATTTAATGATTTGCGACGGGTAGGAAACTGGTGCTTGATAATAAGATTGTCCCATAAAATACGGAAAATGCGTTCACTTGTGCCATAGGTAGGAGCCACAATCCATACCAGTTTATTTTTTTGTGTTACAACAAACTCTGCCTCTCTGGCCGCGGCATACGATTTACCCCATCGCCTACCACAGCACGCCACGATATGCCTTACTTCTTTCGGGACATTGTGCAGTTTTTTCTGGCCTTCGTGCGGTACATAATTGGTGAACTCAAACCATTTGTTTTTATAAGTTTGAAGATTTTTCATTTGTATGGTTGAAATTTAGTAAATTTTGTGTAAAATCCGACTAATAACATTTAAACTATTTTTGGAGAACACAAAATGACAGAAGAAATGTCAGTCCAGATGGACGAAGAAAATGAAAAACAGGATGTTTTATCTGCACCCGAGGACAAGGATGTAGACTGGAAAAAACTCTATCACAGGGAAGTACAGAACGCGAAACAACAGCGTCAGAAAAAACAGGACGTAGAAGCACGCCTTGATACAATAGAACAATCAAGGGACAGCTCACGAAAGAAAAAACTCGAAGAAGAAGGTAATTTTAAAACAATTATCTCTGAATTGGAGGAATCAAATAAATCTTTAGTGACCGAAGTGAAGGGTTATCGCGTTACGGCTGAAGCTGAAAAGATCAGCCTGATTAATAAGTTCCCAGAAGATGAACAAGAAAATTTAACCAATATGGATCTTGAAACATTGAAATACCTTGATCAGAAGATCAATGCGCAGGCAGTGATCAATCCGCCAGAAGCTCCCGGGACAATTTCGTCCAAAGAGTATAAGCTGGAGGATATTGATAAAATGCCACCCAAAGAAAGGGCAGAGGCTTGGAAAACTATTCAGGCTCAATATGCAAAAAAATCCTCTGTGACAAGATCCTAAAAATAAATGGAGTAACAAATGGCAACACCATCAGGAACTATTTTTGATACTGGGGTAACTCAATATTTTATCCCAGAAATGTGGGCCGATGCGATCTATAAGTATTTCGAGGAAAAACTCGTCTTTAAAAACCTCATTGATGATTACTCATCAATGGTAAAAGGCAAGGGCGACACTATTCACTTTCCGGAAATTGCTAAAATGACCG